TAGGTCACTTAACAACTGATTGGGCTTTTGTTGCTAACGTCCACGACGAGTGGCAGATAGAGGCTAAGGAAGACATTGCTGACTATATCGGACAAGTATCGGTGCAGTGCATTAGGGAGTCAGGTAACTACTTCAATTTTCGTTGTCCTCTTGATGGGGAATACCGAATCGGAAACAACTGGGCAGAGACACACTAATATGAAAGAAACCCAAAAAGCTTACATTGCTGGTTACCTTGACGGAGAAGGGTGTTTTAGATGGCACGGCTACTCTCCAGAAGTGGGTGTTAAATCGTGCAACCCCTACCCCATGAAACTTATCTCCAGTATTTTCGGGGGAACAGTTGTTAAGCAAAAAGCAAAAACAAAAGGAAATAAATCCGTTTATAGTTTGCGTTATTACGGACAAACAGCAGTTGACCTATTGGATTGCATTTTAGATTACCTTATCGAAAAACAAGACCAAGCAGAAACAATGATTCAACTTTACGAGCTAAACCTGAAACTAAGACAAGCAAAACGAAAGGATCACAATGAGCACTAAACGAGTATTGTTAATCGACGGCGACACGCTGGCTTACCAGCAAAGTATCTTAGCCGAGCAGCCTATTGATTGGGGTGGTGGGTTCTGGACTCTTCACGCTTATTCCAAAGAGGTCATTGCTTCGGTGGAGAACCGTATCGCTAACTTCATGGAAGACCTCCAAGCAGATGAAGCAGTTATCTGCCTGTCTGACCACAACAACTTCCGTCAGGAAATCCTTCCTACCTACAAAGAACATCGGAAGAAAACCCGCCGCCCTCTTTGCTTGGGAGATATCCGAGAGCACTTGCTGTTCCGACACAATGCCTTGATCTACCCTAGACTTGAGGCTGATGATGTTATCGGAATCAACGCCACGGAGAACATCCGTAGGGACTCAGAGATGATCATTGTCGGTATTGATAAAGACTACAAAACCATCCCCTGTAAGTTTTACAACCCTGACAAGCCCGATCTAGGCATTGTTGAGCAAAGTCCTCTTGAGGCAGACCGCTTCTGGATGATGCAAGCCCTGATGGGAGATGCCGTAGACGGATACAAAGGATGCCCTACTGTCGGCCCCAAGAAAGCCGAGGCTCTTCTAGGGTTCGCAGAATCGTTTGAAGATATGTGGGAAATTGTGAAAAATACCTACGTAAAAAATGGGCTTACTGAGTTGGACGCTTTGGTTCACGCTCAGGTGGCACGAATCCTCCGGTTCGGGGATTACAATAAGAAAAGCAAAAAAATCAAAATATGGACTCCCTTAAACTAGATTGGAAAGGCACATGGATAGAACAGCAGCGTTCTCCGGAACCTGTTGAATTAAAGGCACTTATATGCGAAATCATAGATCGTGTTATGTGTGGAGGCAAAGCCAAACACGGAGAGCACATCTGGTATAATAAGGAAACCGTGAGGCATCACGCTGATCGGGCGGCAAGACACGCTATTACCTCGTCTATGCGCTGGGAAGGGGATGAGCCAATCTCTGTGGACGGAGAAGACGGAATCGACCACATGGAACGCTCCGTAATCAGGGGTTTATTTGCCCTTGCCAAAATGAAGGCTATTGTCTACCGTGACCGCTGATTATGGATTCTGAAAATTTCCCAATAATTCCTAAAGACCTCATTGACGCACTGAATGAGATCGTTCCGGAACAACATCCTTCTCTTTCGGACTCCAAAAGGAAAGTCTGGTGGAACGCAGGGAAAAGAAGTCTAGTGAATTTTCTGGTTGACAAATACAACCTTCAGAATCAAAACATCCTAAACAATTCAACCATCTAACCCTATAAAACCTTTTTACCCATGAGTGTAATGTCAATGCTTCTAGGAAATGCGGGGCTTATTCGCCGCCCTTCCAAACCATCTTCGTCTAACAACAATGCGGCTTCTACCGCTGCTGCAAAACGTCTTGCTGAACAAAAAGCCGACGCCGCCCTTCGCCTCAAAAAGCTTCAGAATGAGGGAGAAGTTGCAAAACGAATGGAAGAAGCAAAGACTCAAAGAGAAAGGCAGACAGCAGAAACAGCTGTTGATTTGGAGCAGCGAAAAGAAAAAGAAAAAATGCTCCGGACGTTCAGCACTAGGACTAAAGGACGTAAAGCACTTCGTATTAACATTGGAGATGGAAGCGGCTCTTCTTACGAGGGTTCTTCCGGAATCAGCATAAATATTTAATTATGTGTATGTTCGGAGGAAGTAACCAAGCTTCCATTAAAGCTCAAATGCAAGCGCAACAGCAAGCTGCTGCACAGCAACGTGCTCTTTATGAACAGCAGATGGCTGAAACAAAGAGGATGCAAGCTGAGCAACAGCAACGTTTTACGGAAGCGCGAAACGAGCAGCAAGTTGAAGCAGAACGACTTGAGCAGCAACGTGGAGAAGCACAGCTTCGCCAAGAGCAATCTGAAAAACGGACTGCTGATGCCGCTAGAAAAGCTCAAGATTTGATGATCAATCGTAACGCTGCTGGAAGGTCTGGTCTTCGGATTAACCCTTTAACCAAAGTTTCTGAATCGACAACCGGAGTCAACGTAACACCCCTATGAGTCTAAACGCATGGGCTAAAGCTTTGGGAGAATACGGAGCTACGTTCATTGCTTCGACTACCCGCTTTGAAGGAAACTGGTCGGCTCTTCAATGTATTGTTCCTACCAAGTTTTCAACCCTTGACGGTAACTTTACCGGAGATGTGACCTCGTTCATTCACGATACTCAAGCCAGTGCTTACGAGTTTCCTGCTGGGTTCGTCATCTTCGGAGACATCAGGGTTATTGATCTTCATTACGGAAAAGTAATTGCCTACAAAAGCACTCAAGATTAACCATGCCTATTATTGGATTTGGATCATTTGGGGTTGGTGGGTCTAGCTACATTAACGGTGTAGTTTCGTCCAGTGCTGATCTTCCTGTTACTCTTGGAACTCCTCCACTAGATAGCGTTTATCTCGCCAAATCTGGTTCCGGAGTATGGCTTATCAACAGAAAGCCAGCAGGGTTGTATGTTCGTGTAGCTAACAACGGAAACGCTAGTGATTGGACGTATTTGGGCGCGTTCCCTGAAGTTAACGCAGATGGGAATTGGGAATTGTATAACTCAACTGACCCTACCAAAGAGCTTAAATTTGACGTATCCGGAGTTTCTACAGGAACTACCAGAACCCTTGCTGTTCCAGATAAAGACGGAACTATTATGCTTGTTGATGATCCAATTAAGCACATTGTCTACAACAACTCCGGAACGGCTATCCAGAAAGGAAAAGCTGTTTACCTTTACGGCTCGCAGGGCCAAAGAACTACAATCCGCTTGGCAGATAACGCCAGTGACCTAACATCTGCCAGAACCTTTGCCATTACTTCCGAAGCTATTGCTGACAATGCTTCAGGGTTTGTCACTACTGAGGGAGTTATTGAGCAAGTTAACACCTCTGGCTTTGCTGACGGAACGATGCTGTGGCTAGGAAGCAACGGAAACTTTGTTTCTACCAGACCTACCCAGCCCCTACACGGAGTATTCCTTGGTGTCGTTGTTAAGGGAAACAGTGTTGGTGGTGGAAGTATTTTTGTAAAAACGCAAAACGGACAGGAGCTAGACGAACTTCACGATGTTCTTATTTCCAGCCCCAGTGCCAACCAAGTTTTGGCTAGGAATTCCGGAAATACTCTATGGAGCAATAAAACGCTTACTTCGTCTGATGTCGGGGCAATCGGAAAAAGAGAAAGATTCAGTATACAATTTAGCACGACAAGCACTACTTCTGTCCCAGCAAGGAGACACGCTTGGTATCAGATACTTCTTTCAAGCAATGGGCTAACAGGAGGAATTGTTTTACCTAGAAACGCGGAAGGAGCACTAGATGGGGATATTATCATTCTAGATACTGATATTGGCGTTCAAGCCGCTACATTCACAGTGAATGCTGGTTATCTTGTTGATTTTGGAGGGGGGCCAACGCTATTAACACTATTTAGTTTAACAGATAGAACTGTTTTAATTTTGTATTTTGATGGCCCCGCAAATACATGGAAGGCCGATGTTATATCTAGACACCCTGCGTCAAGAATTGAAGATTCCACGACAGCAGGAAGAGCCTTGCTTACAGCAGCTACTACACAAGCTCAACGAGATGCCTTGGACATATTTGTTAGTGTGGCTAATTTTGCGAGCCTTCCCACTCCAGGCGTTACCGTTTCACAAGGCGGTTCAGTCTACATCACTAACGATAACGGCAAGGTGTATGCGTGGAACGGAGCTTCTTACACCGAGATTAGCCCGAATACGCACACGAGGGTCGGATCCAATAACACCTTCGTCAATGACTCGGCTCTAACTTCCGCATCTCTCAGCGGATCAGATAACACTGCTGTAGGAGCAGACGCGCTGAATGGTAACACTGCGGGATCATACAATACGGCAGTTGGAACAACGGCGTTGCGATACAGCACAACAGCAAACTACAACACCGCCATCGGTTATGCATCCATGTCTAACAATGCAGTAACTGGAACGTTCAATACTGGCGTTGGGATTCAGGCTTGCAGGGATAATAGCGGTGGAACACAAAATACTGCCGCTGGCGCGGGAGCGTTGCGCGATAATACAACTGGTCAAGATAATACCGCTGTTGGATTCACTTCATTAGTTCAAGCAGCAGGAAATTACAACACAGCCATTGGATCACAGGCTGGAGATACCATTGTTACTGGAGCATCCAATACGATTGTAGGACGCGCTGCGGACGTAGATTCTGGTGCTCGCAACAAATGTGTTGTCTTGGGTGCTTCAGCAGTTAGCCCCGCATTAGACGGGACACTTACAATCGGAGGAGCGTCTTTCTCAGCGATGGATAATCTTATTACATCTACAGCACCAACAGGAGCCACAAGTTACTTGCGGATTTGGCTAAACGGAACTGAATACCGCATTCTTTTAACATTACCATAACCTATGCTACCTAATCCTACACCACTAACTACTGATCCGGTTCCTGCAAGGGTATTTGATCGGCTACACCTACTCAGCTTGTCGGCTACTTCTCCGTATCCTAATTTTGGTGTGCTCACTGTGGAGCTTATCCCTGCAACGCAGGAAGGAATTTTAGCATCAAACGACAAGGTGCAACGGATGAGTTGTCCGCTTTACCCGACGATTAACGAGGTTGCGGAGCTTTCCGCTGCGTTCAGTGCCGTTCTTGCTGCCATTCCAGCTACTCAAGCTTACTTGACAGCTAAAGAAGAAGCTGAAAAAGTTGCTGATACGCAAAGCTAAGTAAAAAATTTTTTCTGTGCCAAACGATTCATACAAAACCATCTCACTTCCTACGGAACTCACTGAAGCCCAAGAGCAGCAAGGGACGGCTTCTTCCCTCTACTCAAGGCTTGAGGAGCACCGTGCGGTTTTCTTGGATCGTGCAAGGGACTCTTCAAAGCTTACAATCCCCATGCTCATCCCCCCTGCTGGGTATGGGCAGCATACGAAATACGATACTCCGTTTCAATCAATCGGAGCTAGGGGCGTAAACAACTTGGCTTCCAAGCTGTTGTTGGCATTGTTCCCCCCAAACAGCCCCTTTTTCCGTCTTGTTATTGATCCGTTTGTCCTTGCAAAAGAAGCTGGGGAAGATGCCGATAAACTCAAAACCGAGATGGACAAGGCTCTTTCCAAGATTGAGCGCATTGCCATGCAGGAAGTCGAAACGTCTGCTCTGCGAGTTGGAGCTTACGAAGCTCTTCGTCATCTTATTGTGGCTGGTAACGTCCTTATCCACACACCAGATGAGGGAGGAATCCGAGTGTTCCGGATGGACTCTTACGTTGTTAAACGCGACCCTTCGGGTAAGGTAACTCACATTGTTGTCAAAGAACGTGTTAGTCCGTTTAACCTTCCTGATAACGTCAAATCTCTTTTGTCTGATCCTCAAGTAGGGGTTAACAAAGAATACGTAGACCTTTACACAAAAATTTATCTGGAAGAGGAAGGGGACGGTTACGAAATTTGCCAAGAGTTAAATGGGATGGAAGTTCCAGAAACCAAGGGCTATTACCCTGAAGAAAAGATGCCGTGGCTCGCTCTGCGCTTCAACCGCATTGATGGCGAGGACTATGGCCGTGGGTTTGTCGAAGAGTATTTGGGTGATCTCCGCTCCCTTGAAGCTCTTTCTCGTGCTGTGGTGGAAGCTACTGCTGCTGCCAGCAAGGTTGTGTTCATGGTCAACCCCACAGGGACAACCCGAATCAAGTCCCTTGCTGACGCTCCCAACGGATCGTTTATCAGTGGCGTTGCCTCGGATGTTACGGCTCTCCAAGTAGAGAAACGTGCTGACCTCCAGATCGTTAACCAGCTTATTCAAGACATCCAAGTTCGCCTTTCTTTCGCGTTTCTTCTCAATAGTGCAGTCCAACGCAACGCCGAGCGTGTCACTGCGGAGGAAATTCGCTTTATGGCTCAGGAATTGGAAACTACTCTCGGCGGGGCTTATTCCATCTTGAGTCAGGAATTTCAGCTACCCCTTGTCCGTAAAATCATGGACAGGCTTACCAAGCAGAAGCGGATGCCCAAGCTTCCCAAGGAGATCGTCAAGCCAATGATTGTCACTGGAGTCGAGGCTCTTGGGCGAGGAAACGATCTGGTAAAGCTGGATCAATTCTTGGCGGGTGTTCAACAGGCTATGGGGCCAGAGTCACTCCGCTATCTTAATCCTATTGAGTATCTATCACGCCGCGCTGCGGCTCTCGGTATCGACACGGAAAACCTTATCAAAACCCAAGAAGAACTTGATACCGAAGCTCAAGCTGCCCAGCAAGCCCAGCAAGCCCAGATGATGCAGGAAATGGCTCCTGACGCTCTCCGTGCTGCTGCTCAGGTTGCCAGCTCAACTCCCGAAACGGCTGCTGCTGCCACTAGCCTGATGATGGGACAGCCCACTAACTTTGCAGATTTTACTCCTCCTTCAGCGAAGAAGGGGTAATTTGAACCTAACACCTAAACCAATAGAATAAATGGCTAATACAATCGAAATCAAATCACCGGAATCGGGTGCTGATGCTCCTGTTTCCGAAAATCAAAATAACGCACCTGAAACACAACTTCCTGAAATTGAAGTAGTTGATCAGATGGGAGTGCCTACGGCTCGCCCGAAGCACGAAGAAGACCCCGCTAATCGTCCTGAGTGGCTTCCTGAAAAGTTCAAATCAGCCGAAGACTTGGCTAAGGCTTATTCCGAGCTTGAATCCAAGCTTAGCACCAAGACTGTTTCTGACGAGCAACCAGCCCCGCTGAACGAGGAAGAAGTCAATCTTGCCAAAGACATCATTGAAACGGACAAAGAGGAGGCTAAGAACTTTGAGAAATTCTCAAACGAATGGGCAGAAAAGGGAGAGCTTTCTGAGGACTCCATTAAAGAACTGGAAACTATGGGAATCCCCAAGGATTTCGTTCAACGCTACATCGAAGGAGTTGAGGCTGTCCAGAATCGCCAAATTACCGATATTTTCAATACTGTCGGTGGAGAAAATAACTACAAATCAATGGTCGAATGGGCGGCTAATAACCTCTCCAAAGAGG